ATTTTAAGTCGCAACCATCGTGGTGGGCAAACTCACAGCATTACATACATTCATATTCTTGCCAAGGGCACTATTGACATCAAAATTATGAAGGCCCTAAAACGAGACTTAAATTTGGCAGATTCCATTGAACGGGATTGGAGGACACTCTTTGAGTAAGGCTGATGCGACAATAACCATCATAGATAAGGATGGCAATGAGTTCGAGTGCCTGGGAACCTACTTTGGAAATGGCCGGGCTACTTGTGAGCACAACGGCGTAAAATTGGTGGTAGACCCCAGAGAGTTTTGTCAAGGTGATGCTAAGCGCCTATACTCTGCAGAGGGTTGGACTGAGTTTCGAGTAAAAACAATTGTGTTGCGGATTAAAAAGGAGAAATGACATGGTAGAGTATGCAAGTATAGAATTACTGCGGGAATATGGAAACGAAGATGACTACGCGTTCCTGATTCTTGACCCTGACCTTAAAACAGAGAATGGTTGGCTGTCTCCAGATGGGTTTCTCTATGCTTGTCGTTATATTCAACATAACAATCTGCAGTTTGCCCTGGAACAACAAAAAGGAATTGCCGACCTTGAGCAAGCAGGCTGGGTGAAGTTATTAACGCGAACAGGTGAGTCAGATCATTGGTACTGGGATTTCAGTATAGAACCCACGCAGGCGCAGATCAATGTTATTCATGCCTGGTGCGAGAAACATGAAAAGCCACTACCCTATGATTTTAGGGTTACACCCTACTGCATGTAAAAAACCAGCAAAATTACCAGCTTGACTCCCAATACATAAAGTGCTATACTAACAATGTGATCGAAAAACCAACAATGGAGGCATTAACTAGAATGACTGAAGACTTACTGAAAGTTCGACTGCCGAGTGAGGCAAGGCTGGAAAAGATTCGTGAGGTACTGGCCGAGGACGAGGACTGGCGCTTTGGGCGGGTCAAACTCATGACCCCGAAGCCGAAGTTCGAGCTGCCTGCGCCGACCGATGAGAAGCCAGACCACACCGAGATCGAGACGAAGTTCTACGCCGTGGTCCTTGTGGCCCGAAAGAACTTCTACCTGAGCGACGAGGACAAGGAGGCCGGAAAAGAGGCAAAGGAGAAGCGTGCGCTTTACATCCTTCGCTGCGGGCGGAATATGCCTGAGCTGATGTACGTCAGCAACTCGGCTATTCTCAACTGGAAGCGGTTCGCCAAGGAAGTTGTGCAGAACAACAGCACCTACTATGGCGTGGTCTGTGAGATCACCGCCGAGGTTATCAAGGGCAAGAAGTACACGTGGAGCAAGCCCAAGTTCGCCATCGCCAGAACGCTGAACGAGGCCGAGGCTGCTCACATCCTGACAATGCGCGAACTCGTGGCTGGTCGAGTGACGGAGTACGAAGACAACGCCGAGCTGGACAAGTACGAGGAAGAGGCTCTGTCGGTTGACAGGTCCAAGCCTGTAGACAGCGTGGATGCTAATGCCAAGTCTCGGACGGCTGAGGTGGAAGAGGACGAAGCGCCGGTTGTCAGTGCCAAGACCGAGAAGGCCAAGAAGGAGACAAAGCCCAAGCCGGAGGTCGAAGAGACCGCCGAGGTCGAGGAGAAACCTAAGCCTAAACCGAAACCCGCACCCAAGGACGAAGATGCAGACGCGGACGGTGAGGACGAGAAGAAGTCCCCAGGTCGCGCCGGGTATCCGAACCTTGACGACCCTGACGGTGACGAGGACTAATCTCTGCTCTCGTAAGTAGAATAACTCTGGCCCGGATTTTGGGATGATAAATCCGGGCCATCTAATCTTTAGGATGGCTAAATGGCACAGACACCAGAGGAAAAGAAAGCTGCAAACCGAGAATACCAACTTAGGTATCGTGAGACTCACCGCGAACTATTGCGTGAGAAGAGCCATAAATATGAGGCAGCCCATCCCGGTCAGGGCTGTAGCAGGAGTCAGAAATGGCGAAGAGAGCACCCTGAGCAGGCTCGCGCAACGCGGCGTAAATATAGGTATGGAATCAACACTGAAGAGCAGAAACAACTTTTGGTAGATCAAAAGGGGATTTGTGCGATTTGCGGGGATGCTACAGCCAAACTAGAGATGGACCATAGTCATGTGACAGGAAAAGTTCGTGGATGGCTATGCAAAAAGTGCAATGTAGGGCTTGGACACTTTAATGATGATTCGATTCTATTACGCAAGGCCCTTGAGTTCATAGACAGGTATGAGGACTAACGTATGCGAAATCCAACATGTAACTTGTGTCCCTTTGGAACCGGCAACGCGAAGCCGCCCAAGACCCCCTGTTTGATGCCCGCTATAGAGGACATCCCAGAGGATTGCGAGGTTGTTGTAGTTGTCGAGCAGCCTTCAGTGCAGGATGACACGTATGGACGCATATTCTCCGGGAAGGGCCTATCTGAGATACGAGCATTTTTTGAGCAGAACGGTATCGACGCTTACTACACGTATGCCTTCAAATGTGTCAGACCCACCAAGGACACCAAACCTGATGCGAAACACATCAAGATTTGTGCGGCGGAATACCTATCGAAAGAAATGGCACGGACTAAACCGAAGCACATTGTCACGTTCGGCTCCAATGCACACTATGGAGTTACCGGCAAAAAAGTGGGTTTGGATAAGATGGGCAATCGCTACTTTGATGAGACCCTGCAGGCGCACATTTATCCGACTAACCACCACATTCAGGGCCTCTATAACCAACAAATTAAGGACCAGATATGGGCGCATTTGCGTCAGTTTGTGGAATGGATTAAAAGGGGCAATGAACCGGTGGGATTCAATCCACCTGTATATGTGGCAGACACACTCAAATCGTTACGAGTGTTACAGAAGCGAATCCATGATGCTCCCGGAAGAGTGGTTGCTGTTGACACTGAGACGCAGGGTCTTGACGCTTATGCGCCAGGCAAGTCTGTGCGTTCTATCCAGTTTTGCTGGGATGCCGATTTCGGCGGAGTGTTTGTCCCCCTGGGCCTGGAAGATGATTGTTATTATACCAATAAGAACCAGGTTGGTCGCTTTTGGCAAGACGAGCCTCTGGAAGAGGCCGTTCAGGTGGTTCGGGAAATCCTAGCTGAAGCTCAATGTATCTGGCACAATGGAAAATTCGACCGAGAGTGGCTGTATGAATGGGGTATGCGGGCGTTTGGCAAGCCCATAGAGGCTCCCCATATCTACATGGACACTCTACATGTGGCACACGCCATTGAGGAGAACCGGATACTGAAGTTGAAGACCCTAATAACTTCGGAGCTGGGCTACCCCACCTACGACATCGCGGACAAGCTCACAAAGGACTTGGATGTGCTGATTCCCTATGCGGCTAAGGACACAGTAGCCTCGCTACTCCTGGCACAGAAGTATATCAAGACGCTCCAAGAGCCAGACCTGAAACGCATACGAATGCTCTATGCGAAAGTCACGCGACCTATGGACTCTATCTTTACTGAAATGGAACTGCATGGCTGGCCTGTTGATGAGGATACCTGTGGAGAACTCCGCAGGGTTGTATCTATTGAGTTCAAGCGGGTGACAACCGAACTGCACGAGATTCTGGCTGAGAATGACATCGTGGCCGCTCCCAAAGCCTTTGCCAGTCCGAAGCAGCTTATCCAGATTATCTTCAAAGACCTGGGCTACCCGACGAACCCGGACGGTCGGCTGGCTAAGACCAAGACCGGGGCGCTCTCCACAGGCAGCGATGCCCTGCTCCATCTAAAAGGCAAGCCGTTCATCGACAAGCTGCTGGAATGGCGGGGTCTGTCCAAAGTCTTGTCTACCTACATCGACCCTATGCTGATAGCGTCTCAGGTACGAGGTAGAATAACCACCTCATATCGACTGACGGGCACGGTGACGGGGCGCACAGCCTCTGGGAAAGAGAACGAGAGCGCGACACCCACGGCATCCAAGACCAGCAATGGTATGAATCTGCAGAATCTACCCTATGGAAAGTATGGCCCGGACAAACTCAGTGTCCGCAACTGCATCCGAGCCAGGGAGGGGTGGAGCATTCTGGAGGCCGACTTCAGCCAGATCGAACTTCGTATCGCGGGGTTTATGTCACAAGACCCGATGTTGCTGAACGCTTATCGAACTGGGCAGGATGTCCACACCATCCGGGCCATGCGTATTATGAACATGGACCCGGACCAGTGGGCCACACTATCTAAGGACGATCAGAAAGAGAAGCGTAAGAAAGCCAAGGCTGCAAACTTCGGATTCATCTACGGTATGCAGGCGGCGAAGTATAAGACTTATGCTCTGACTGACTACGACCTTGACTTGTCGATGGATGAGTGCAACAAGACTCGTAGCAAGTTCTTCTCTGACCACACGGGCCTGGAGCCGTGGTATGCCAAGCAAGAACGAGAGTTGAAGCGCCAGGGCTATGTGGAGAGTCTGTCTGGCCGGAGACGCCATCTGCGCAATATCAGGTTGGACCCGGAGTCGAGCCGCGAAGCTCGGACCAAGTATAATGAAGCTATCCGAATGGCGATCAATACGCCTGTCCAGGGATTCGCTTCTGACCTGAAGTTGATGTCCATTATCGAGATACATGACTGGCTGGACCCGGAGAAGGGCTATATGTTTGGCGAAATCCATGACTCAATAGTGTTTGAGGTTCGCAACGAGTGTTTGGAAGAGGTCGCTCGGAAGGTGATGGAGATTATGGCTCACCCGCGACTGCTGGACGAGCTTGGCATCGAGCTGGGCGTCCCGATCTGTGCCGAGTGCAAGGCGGGGCCATCCTTGGGCGAAGCGGTGGAGTTGAAACTATGAAAGAGATACCTTTGGCAAGTGGAAAAGGCGTAATGCTGGTAGACGATGAAGACTACAATATGCTTAGTAAGTATTCGTGGTCTAAATTATCGCGGCATGATGGTGCTACAGCTTATGCTATTTCACGGACTAGTAGAAAGTCTCTGGGGGGCCGCAAATCAGTTTTAATGCACAGACTTATTATGCACCCCGGACCATCACAGGAGATTGACCATATTGATGGGAATGGCTTAAATAATTGTAAGAGCAATCTTAGGGTTTGCAGTCATAGTGAAAATATGCAAAACGGTCGTGTAACAAAAAGATTTGGTAGCAGCAGATTCAAGGGGGTAAGTTACACTACACAATCTTCAAAACATTGGTTGGCCCACATAGGTGACGATCATATAGGATATTTTACAACACAGGAGGAGGCCGCAATAGCTTATAATGCCGAGGCGCAAAAGCGATATAAAACCTTTGCTCGGCTAAATGAGGTATGAGCGAATGTAGTCTACAGACTAATGTAATCAAGTACCTACGTAGTGTTGGGGCATATGCTATAAATATACACGGCGATGAGTTCCAGGCGGGCGTACCAGATGTAATCGCCTGCTACAAAGGACGATTCTTGGGACTAGAATTGAAGGCCCCCAACGGCCAACTAAGTAAATTACAGAAACGTAACCTGCAGAAGATACAAAAAGCAGGGGGTATAGCGGAGGAGGTAAGATCGCTTGAAAAAGTGCGCACAATTATCAAAGCCATTGACAATGACAGTTGACGGTAAAGATTTCCATTTGGGTTACAGTAGGGTATCGTGCTTCCAGGGCTGCCCTCGGCAGTACAAATATGGCTATGTAGATGGTATTAGAACTCCGGGCGGATTGCCCATGCGCCGGGGCACAGCTTATCACAACTCCTTGGAGTTTCTGCTGAACTATAAGTTGGCTAATGGCGGAGAACTGATCTCCCTAGAGCGGGCGGAGAAAGCAGCTATCAGGATGGCGAAGGCCGAAAATCTGACGCCCTCAGAGATATACAAAGTGATAGACGCGGTGCGTTTCTATTATGCCGAGATGTATCCCAGGCATAGACCAGTCGCGGTAGAGCAGGACTTTACGATCAATCGGGGTGGCGTAAAACTCACAGGTCGAATCGACCTAGTGCAAGCGGATGGGCAGGTCGTGGACCATAAGTTCTCCTATGACAAGTGGGCCGAACCGCGTGCTAAGTATGGCGTACAGCCTTTGATCTATCAGTGGGCCGGGCTTGACTACTTACCTAAGAAGATCAAGAACTGGCACTACACTGGATTCGCCTATCAGATCATACGCCTGTGGCCGAGTCCCCTCATCCAGGAGATCGAGATAGATATGATTCCCCAGTGGGAGTCTGACTGGTACGAGGAGCAGATCGCTGAGATCGCTGCCTGCATCAAAGCTGGGCTATTCCCGGCCCGCCCAACAGAGAAGGGCTGCACGTGGTGTGGGCACAAGGAGCTGTGCCAGCCTCCGGTATGGAACATCCGCATGAATGACACCACTGCTGTAGACACGGGCAGTGACAGCCTTGAAGACTTCAATGATTGTTATTAGGAGGATAGTATGATCGTAATAGGCGTAGGCGGACGAAAGCAACACGGCAAAGATACCTTGGCTAATTTTGCAATACATCGCCTTTCAGAGATGGGATTTAAGGTCATCAAACGGCATTTTGCTGACCCCCTTAAGCTGGAATGCGCAACTATGCTGGCGTATGAGTTAGACCCCGGCAATCCCAATTACCATGACCGAGCCAAAGACTTTTTCCGAGAAATGAATGATGTTACTAAAAAAGAGAAATACAGATTGCTTCTTCAATTTTGGGGAACTGAGTTCAAGCGGGGCATGGTTTGCGATTCTTACTGGATTGATAAAATGCGGACACAACTTGAGTCTGACGCGGCAGATGGGGTAGACGTGGTTTTTGTTCCAGATATGCGTTTCCCCAATGAGGCAGACCTGGTTAAGGCCCTGGGCGGCTATAATGTTCGCATTCTGCGCCCCGGAATAGATGACGGTGACGGCCATGCCTCCGAGCATGCCCTGGATAACTATGAGGACTGGGACGCCGTTGTTGAGAATGAATCGGACCTGGAAGAACTTGATCGTAAGGTGAGCGTTTTCTTGGGCTACCTAGCTCAGTGGACAAAATGAGACGGGTCATTCTGCCGATTAGTGCTATGATACTATGTAGGGGCAAGTTTCTTGTAAGTGAACTTGCCCCTGGCGACCAGGTGCAGGGTTTCGATTATCGAAGCAGGCGTCTGGCTATGGGCACTATCCTGGCAGTGACCCCGGTTGAACCGGCACAAAGGGTCTTGGTCCCCATCACAAAGTATAAGATGGTCCCTGTGACGAAGGAAACGATAGGGTTATCCAGCGATGGCCGCGAGCAACCGGTGATGCACACTCGGAGTGCTATGGGATTCTGCCAAGATAAAATGAAAGTGATCGTTCGAGAACTGGGTTTCGCGGTAGAGCATGCAGAACTGGTAGAAGCCGTGGAACTTCAGTGGGAATGGCCGGAGTACATCTGGTTCGAGGGTATTCTGGTAGGAACTGAATTATGATTTCATTATCAGACGATGGTATAGTCCAGCAGTTGCTCGCCGTGTTCTTAAATGACCCGGACGAGGGCGAGGCCCTGGCCCGCGAGTATGGCTTGTGGGATATACTGTATAATACGGTATTTCATCCACTCCAGATCAAGTGCTGTCGAGAGGATGTCAACGCTTTTATCGAGTATGTGTTTGTGGACCCGGAAACGGGTGAGAATGTCGAGCAACAGGAGTTTCACAGGGAGTGGCAGGGCCTTATCACGGTCAATGACCACCTCCTCATCGCTGCCCCTAGAGGTCACGGAAAGACCTGCCAGGTCATCGGTCGTATCATCTGGGAGTTGGGCCACAACACGAACCTGAGAGTCAAGGTTATAGCAGCTTCCGATGATAAGGCTAAAGAAATCCTGGGCCTTGTCCGAGACTATATTTCTGACAGTGGACGAGTGCATGAGGTCTTCCCTGATCTGGAGATTGATACCAAACGCGGAGACCGACTCACTGACTTCTTCGTGAAGCGCAGCATCAAACAAAGAGACCCTTCTATGGATGCGGCGGGTGTGCTCTCAGCCGGAGCCGGGGGCCGAGCCGACCTTCTGATCTGCGACGACGTGGTTGACTTGAAGAACTCGGTCATCAACCCCGCTATGCGAGAGCAGGTCATCAACACGGTCAAAGAGACCTGGTTCTCCCTGGTCGCTGCCCACGGCAAGATCATCTGGATTTGTACACCTTACCATGTAGCTGATGCAACCCACAACATCAAAGCGACCGGCGTGTTCAAAGTCTGGTGGGTTCCGGCCATTGAATATCGAAAGCACTATCTTGAGGATGGCTCGCCAGACGTTGATGAAATAACCGGCCAGCACCGAGTAACGAAACACATTCTGTGGCCGGACTGCTGGTCTGAGGAGAAGCTGGACGCCAAGAAACAGGAAGTCGGCGAGCGAGTCTTTGCCCGGCAGTATCTCCTGAACGCAATGTCAGATGAAGAAAGGACATTCCCGGAGAAGGCCCTGGAACGAAGTTTCGATATGTCGCGGGCGGACATCGGGGATGACGTGGATGATGAATGGCCGACCTTCGGCGGCGTGGACTTAGCTTCGGCCCTGGGCAAGAAGAACGCCTGGACGGTCATCTGGACCATAGCCCGGAGTCCACACGATAATAAGCTCTACCTGAAGGAGATGTATCGCAGGCGAATGTCGTTCCCGGACATCATTGCAGCTATCCTGGAACAGCATAAGCGGCATCATTGGCGGCTCTGTAAGGTTGAGAACAACGCTTTCCAGCAGGCCGTCATAGATGCCATTGCGGAAAAAGATCGCACCATTCCAGTAGAGTCCTTTACGACCGGCCAGAACAAGGCTAATGAGAAGGTCGGACTTCCGGGGATGGCAGTATCGTTTGAAAAGACTCAGTGGGCGATACCGGCTGCGAGATTCCCACTCGCACCGGACGACCCTTCGACCATTGCCACTGTGATGAACGAGCTTCGTACACACCCTGGCGGAGAGTTCTCAGATACGATCATGGCCCTGTGGTTTGCCTGGTCTGCGGCAACTACCGGGTCGGGTGGATTCGAGGATGCATGGCTGGAATCTCAAAAGGTAGCCTAGCATTTCTTTCGCAGTTGTGATATACTAAGAATGTATAATTCCACCATGATCTATTTGGTCTTTGAGCCAACGAGACTTGTAGTCAGAGTATAATAATGTTAAAGGCGTGGAACCTGAGGTATTATGCTTGGGGCTGGGATAGCCCTCGAATGGGTTTTGCTCTTTGGGCGAAATCTGCCAGGAATCCTCAGTAACCGCTGGGGAGATTCAAATAATGCATGTGAGTATATGGCAGACTCACTAGGAAGCCCCGGCTAATCGCCGGGGATATTCCAAACCGGAGGATTAAAATAATGGCATCTCCTATAGGGTCCAACAGGAATCCATCACCCATAGGTGCTTACGGCGGTATGTCCGGGTCCAACGAACGTGTGGCCGCTCCTGCCTGGGCAAGAAAGCTCGGCAGAGTTCTAAAGACTATCTTCGACCCGGAGACGGCAACACCTGGGCATCCAACGACCCACCCTGTACCGAGCATCGGAGATAACTTCGTATCGACCGGCATCACGGATACAACCACCATCACCTATATGGCTAACGCCTGGCGAGTCTATCAGAATCGCAAGTCTATTTATCAGGACATCGAGCGGATGGACTCAGAGGATGAGATTGTGGCGACCGCCCTGGACATCATCGCCGACTGCTCGGTGAACTATGCAGAGACTGCGCTGCCCAAAGAGACGTTCAAGATACGGGCCAAGACCGCAAAGGCTCAGCAAGTTCTGAACGACCTCTCCAAGCGCCTCAACCTACCGAGCGAGATATGGTACATCGCCAGAGATATGGTCAAGCAGGGCAACGACTTCCGCGAGGTAGTTATCGACCGGCAGGCCATGAAGATCGTCGCTTTTAAGCAGACGGTCAGTTACCAGATTTACCCCAAGACTAATGCCAAGGGCGACAAGTGCCCCGGCTGGACCCTCAAGACTGATGGCGACGTCTTCACAGGCAAAGAGTATGACCTGGAAGAGTGGCAGATCATACCGTTCATCTTTGGCACGAAGCGTGGCTACCTGTCCATTCCTCCACTGGCCCCGGCCCGGAGAAACTGGATTCGACTGGCAAAGATGGAAGATGGTATGGCTATCGCCCGTCTGGTCCGTGCGTACGATAAGCTCGTCCACAAGATTCCGGTTACGAAAGAGATGTCTACCGATGAGATCATGACGCGAATCAGAATCCACAAGGACTCTGTGACCAAACGCCGAATCCTGGATTCCAGCGGCCTTGTCACCCAGGTCGATGCTCCGCTTGACGTGGCGACAGACTTCTACCTCCCGGACGTTGGTGACGGTAGAGGTGGTGTCGAGGTTCTGACTGCGAACAATGCGCAACTGGGCAACCTGAACGATATAATTTATCATCGTGAGAAGCTACTGAGCCGGTTGCAGGTTCCTATTGCATACCTGCAGATCACCACGGCGCAGAAAACGCACGTCTCAGCGGCACAAAAAGGGCAGGCTAATGTCGAGATTCAGTTTGCCCGTATGCTTCGCCGTGTGCAGCGACACCTCCTGGAGGGTCTGCGCCGACTGTGCGACATGGAACTGCTTCTGAATGGCATCACGCCAGAGGAAGACCTTTATGAGATCGACCTGACGCAGATCAATACCAAAGACCTCAAAGAGGATGCCGACATCGAACTGACCTATGCGCAGGCTGCGGTCTACTTCGTGGAGGCGTTCGGAACCCTGCCGCCTGAGCTTATGGCAGACAAGTTCCTCCACCTG